TTCGTATTAAGTTCTATAACATTTCCTTCAGCATCTAGTTTTTCAGTAATTCCTGGATAGAGTGCGGATAATTTTTCCGTAACATCTGCTAATTTTTCTTTTTGTTCAGAAGTTAAAGATGTTGCTTGTGATAAATCATTATATGTTTTAATTAATTTCTCTGAGTTGGAAATTTCAGATGATAATGTGGATACATCATTTTTTAATGATTCAAAAAGTTCTTGTTCTTTTTCTTTTGCGTGAAGGAAAGAATCTGCAAGTTTAAAAACCCAACCAACAGCATAAGAAAAAGCTACTGTACCAATTAACATTGTTGCTGTTTGTAAAGCTACTGTAGCTACTTTGGCTACCACTAATCCTGCTGTATACCTACTAACAGATGTAGTTAAGGCTGTCCAATTATTATATAATCCTTGATACATTCCTCTTTGTCCTAAAATGGTTTCATTATACATTTTAGCACCTTGCAATTTACTGTTATAATTGGATACAGCACTTGATAATTTATTCCAAATTGGAATTTGTGCTTGTAAACTAGCAGTAGTACCTGTTGGCAATTTAAAATTAGGTGGTAATATCGGCCCCTGTTGTCTTGAACCATATATTGATGTTGGTGTATTTTTTAAATCTGTCATAGCCATAGAACCAAGTAAAGTCGAAAATCTTTCTCTTGATTTAGTAGAAAATAATGCTACAGAAGCTATTACTGTTGCCATTAAAGCAGGAAAACCACCAACAATAGCAGAAAAACTATTAAATCCATCCATTAAAGATGTTATTCCATCTAATGATTGTTTCCACATTGGAGTACTAATAGTATTTTTATATAGTTGTTCAAAGGCATTTTGTAATTTTTGCAGAGAACTATATAAAGACTTCATATAGATATCCTGTTTCTGCATTGCAACTGATTCGCTGTTATAAGCAGATTCTGTATTTTGTAGAACTTTGTCGAAATTATTCATTAAAGCAACAAATATGTTACGTTGATACATATTTGCAGCACCTGTAGCTAATTCTTGGCGTTGAATATCATTAAGTGTCTTCCATCGTTCAGCAGTTTCCTTCAATATCTGATTCATTGGCTTTATAGTATCAGCATTTTCTTTGATACTAATACCCATATCATAAAAAACTTTTTCAACTTTTTTAAATTCTTCAGGATTTGCTTCTTCACCTACGTTAGCAATTCTGGAAAAAATTGTCTTGAGTCCGTTGGAAATTTGTGAACCTGAACGCCTGGTAACTTCCACCAGCGTTCCTTGGATCGCAATTAAATCTTGGATAGGCATTTTTGCTTCTGCTGCCACTGATCCAACATATTTTAATCCTGAAGATATTTCCCCCAACGCTTTTGGAAAATCAACTTGTAAATTTCTTGCTACAGAAGCATATGTATCCACAATTGACATTAATTGATTTGAGCCTAATTTAAACTGGGTTTGTGCTGCCATTAAATCATCGGAAACTTCCAAAATACTACGTCCTGATATATTACTAAGAACAATTGCTGCTTCACTACGTTCTAAAACTTGATCCATTGAAGATGTATAGGTTCCGAACACACTTATCGCTTTCATAACCTCAGAACTTGTAGTACCCATTGCTTTTGCATAATCTAAAGCACTTTGAGTAACCTCATTAAATTTAAGATTTTGATTTGTCATCTCCATCTGTAAATTAGTAAATAATTTTGTCTGTTCTAACATATAATCAAAAGATTCAGTTATTCTGTGTAATGCACCCATTACCAGAGAAGACATAAATATCCAAATCCCAAATTTACTTCCTGCCGTTTGAAGTGCATCACCTAAACTCATAACTTGCTTAGATGTTTGATTTAAACCTGTAGAAGTTGTATATGCTTCATTTCTCAATATTTTTAATTTGGAGTTAAAATCACTTATTATATTGCCAACATTTTTATAATTATTTTCATCAATAATTAAATTTTTAGAATTATTTTGTAATCCACCTATTTTATTAACATCATATAATCCAGCATATTGTTTTTTTAATTTTTCAATATTAGAAGAAAACTCTATTTGAAATCTTTTAAACTTTTCTTGTGCTAATCTAATTTCATTTTCTAATGCTTGGGTATTTTGTCTTGTAATATCTGCTTCTTTAGATTTTTTATTATTATAATCTGTTTGTAAACTATTTTTTAAATTTAATAATTCTATTTCTTTAGTAGAATTAGTTAATGAATTAGATTTAATATCGTTTCTTGCAATAGCAAGTTTTTGTCCTTCTAATCTTATCTGCTCTTTTAATTGAGCAGTTAATTCAATGTATCCATTTTTTTCAGCATCTATTCTCTGTTTAGATAGTGCAAATATATTCTTCAATGCTTGTTCTTGTTGAGTATAAGCAGAATTAACAATACTTAAATTATTTTTACTTTCTTGACCTATACTTGAGTAATATTCTTTTTCTGCTCCTTTTAATGCTTGAATTAATCTTGCTCTTTCTTGTAAATCTGCTGTAGCAGTTCCTGATAATTTACCACTATCATACAATTTATTTCCAGCATCCATAAACTCTTTTGCAGAAATTTTTGCTGCTTTATATTTTAAAATTAAATTATCAACTTCACCAATTTCCTTAGTTACAGATGTATCAGTTTTTGGTTTAGAAATAGAAGCGTCAAGTTCTTTTTGTGCTTTAGTTAGCACATCAATTAATTTTTTTCTTTCTTGTAAATCTGCTACAGAACCACTAGGCATGGAATTAAGCATATTTGTACCTAATTCTTTAAACTTTTCAGCACTTATACTTAATGCTTTATATTGAAGAATTAATTTATCAAGTGCAGAAATTTCTTTATTAATTGATTCTGTATTTGCATTAGTAGAATCTTTTTGTGAATTATTATATTGATTTTGTACTTGTGTTAATAATCTAAGTAAAGATGCTCTTGCTTGTAATTCTTCATTTGAACTATTTAACGAAACACTATTTTTTATAAGATTTCCTGCTTTAATAAATTCTTCTACTGAAATTGTTGCTGCTTTCTGTCTAAGAATTAATTCATTAATTTTAGCAATTTCTTCACTAATTGCTTGTTTTTTAGCATTTGTATCTTTAATAACTTTATCAGCAGATTCCTTGGATGCCATTGAAACGTCACCCATTTTTAATATTTCTTGCTGTATCCCATCAGCACCTTTAACTGTACCCATAGTAACAGGAAATTTAAAAGCCTCTTTTATTTTACCATTAAGTTGTTCAACACTTACTTCAAATCTTTTTAAATCACTAGTAGCACTAGCAAATATTTGTTTAACTGAAACATTATCGCCTAAATGAGAAAATTCAGATCTAATTCTCTCTATATCTGTCATCATATTTTTCATTTTATTGGCTGCTTCACTAAAATTCCCAACTTGTATTTGCTTTTTACCACCAGAAGATGCTTTTTCTTGTGCTTCTTTTATTTTTTCAGTAATTAATTGTATATCTTTAGAATTTATATTTAATTTTACTGATATGGCAGTTTTAATTTGGTTTGATAATAATTTAATCTGTTCTTCTAAACTTTTAATCTGTTCAGAAGAATTATCAATTCTAGTCTTAATGAGAATTGAGATATCTTGAGACATTTAACCAACTCCTTATATTAAAATAAAAAGAGTTGGTGTTTAACCAACTCTACTATCATATGTTTATATTATTTAATTGTAAATTATATTTTTATAAATAACCCCTTTTTATAATTATTTGCATTTTCACCAACTAAATATTTAGATTGCCAAATCCCTTGACATTCAACTGAACAAAATCTCTGTTTTTTTAAACTTAAAATAACTGCAAAATCATTCCCACAAATTTCACATTGTTTAGTAATATGATGTTGTTCTGATCTCCACTTATCTGAACATTCATTGCTACAAAAATGATTTTTAGATTTATCGTATTGACTTTGTGTAACTTCTTTTTCTTTACCACAGTATTCACAATTAAAAATCACTCTTTTTCTTTGATATAAAGCACCACATTCTTTTGAACAACATTTGTCTTTACCTTCAACAATTCTACTAGCAGGAAGATAAAATTCTTTACTACATACTTGACAATTTCTCTTTACTTTTATTTTTGTTCTAAGTTTAAGTATTTTTACTATATGTTCAAGAATATCTTTTAATGGCATATGTAAAATAATTTCTAATTCATTTAAGTAGATTATCTTATTATAAATGATATTATTTAAAATTATATCTGTAATTTCTTCCGTCCATTTATCATCATAAATTAAATTATTTTTATATTTAAATAAACAAACTTTACATAAACCATTTATATGAGGAATATTATTCCCACATTCTTTACAAACATTATTTGATTTTAATTTCTTATTTCCATAATAAGAAGTATTACATTTTGTTGAACAAAAATGATGTTCTGATCTATTATATTGAAGTAAATTATCTGTTGTTTCTTTGCCACACCATTCACAATTATATGTAATATGTTTATCTGGATCGTATTGACTCTTTTGTTCTCTTACTGATAAATCAATAATTTTATTTAATACATTAATTTTATAGTCCATATAAGGAATATCAATATCTTCATTCATATTCAAAACATTGTTATTTATGTTATAATTAAAACTATGATAATTAGATAAAATCCCTTTACTATTAATGTATTCTAAAATTAATTGTTTGCATAATTCTAAATTATTTTCAATATCTTCTTCCCACAAATATAAAATATTAATATTATATTTATTATATATGTATGTTTTCTTGCTTTTATCATTTTTTATATTATCTACTTGAGTTAAATAATTTATTTCTTTATACTTTCTATGGTCGCAATGCCAATATTTTCCTTGAACCTCAATCATCAAATTATAATCAATTAAATAATTATCTATAAGATAATATTCACATTCATATTCATTATCATATATTATATTTAAATCATTTAATAATTGATTAATTAATAATTGCGGATAAGTTTTTGTATGAGAAAATATTCCATTAGAATATCTTTTAAGCATTTCTTCTCTCATAAAATCTTTCCATTCATCTGTTTGTGAAAAAACTTTGGCATGGTATTCATGTTGACATTCTCTGCCACAAAAATGTTTTTCTGATAAAATATAACTACTTTCTAATTCTCCAAATATTTCTCCACACCAATCACATTCTACTTTTAATCTTTCTTTGTATAAAGAATTATTTTCACCACTCATTTTTTCTCTAAAACCATTTTTACTACATTCTTCTGAACAATATATTTTTCCTGTATTATATTCTTTTCTTTCAAATTCTTTTCCACAATATTGACAATTAACTATAACTAAATCTTTTGTTCTCTCTTTAGCATGATATTTAGTAGAACATTCTGGTGAACAAAAGTAATTTTCTTGTCCTTGTCGTGGAGTTTTATAAAATTCTTTACTACACCATTTACAAGACATTAATATTTCTTTTGATTGCCATTCATCATAGCATTCTTTAGAACAAAAATAATTTTTATTATTTAAATAAGCATATAAAGTACGATAAATATCAGTATTACATTGTTCACATTTAATTTTAACTTTTATTTCTACACTACCTGTTTTTAAATCAGTTTGTAAAATATCAATAATATCCTCTAATGTCTTATTATTTAAAAATGGAATAATGTCATTTATACAATTCACTTTTTTATTAAGCAAATTATCAATAATAATTTTATATTCATTAAGTGTCCAATTACTTTTTATATTCAATTCTCTATTTTTGAAAAATTCACAAACATTACAAATTGTGTGACGTTTTTCTTTACTATTTTTATTAAATTCATCATATGATTTTTCTTCTCCACAATCACCACATCGTTGATATCCTTCTTTGCATCCATAAGAATAACTTTGAAAAATATCATGACATTTTGCACTACAAAAATAATTAGTTCTTTGTAAATATGTAGAAATTTTATATGTTGATTCCATTCCGCATACTTCGCAATTGGCTTTTACAGATAATTTAACTTTTTTTATATTCAAATTTTTAATATTTATTAAAATATCTTTTAATGGTTTATGTAATATTTCTTCAAAATCATTTAAACAACCTACTTTAAAATTTAAAATATGATCCAGTATAATTAAATTATCCTCTTCAGAAAAATTATTTATATTTTTTATATCTTGATGTTTACTTAGATATTCACATATTTTGCATATAGATTTTCTACTATGAAACTCACCAACTAACTTCTCTTCTCCACAAACTTTACAAACTTTTGTCTTTACATCACTCATAACATAACCTCCTACTATTATATTATTATTTTATAAAATTAAACAATAAAACCCAACTTACCTATCTCCTACAAACAAAAAACATCGGGAAGGAGGTAGGAGTTCTCCTTATCAGTAGGTTAATTACTCCTACCTATCCCAAAATCCATAAAACTACAAAACTAAATATAAAATAAAAAGAACCTACATTTAGCAGATTCTTCAATATTACCAACATATCACATCAAAAAATCAATTATATTTATTTTAAAAACAAAAAATCAAAACTTACCAGTCAACTCAAATTTCTCAATCTGCTGACCAGTATACTTGCCATCACAAAAATTTTCAAATTGTGTATATGTCAAATCAGTGTGAAATTTTATTTCAACATTTAGCACATAAGCAATATGACAATATTTGTAATTGCACAGCATCAAACTTTCTGAATCCTCTGCACAAATAATCGGTTTTCTTTTCAACATTATCAATTCCTCCTAATAATTATACTCAACAAATAATTCAGTAAAATCAACACATACTTAAAACAATCTGTTCAGCACCCATACTAGGAGCAATTGGATTCCTATGTATGTCTAACACATCTAACTGATTAATTAATAAATTCTCATATTCACGTTCCTCATTGTACTCCAAATTCCCAAATTGATATTTCCCATTCACAAAACTAAGAAATTCAAAATTTTCATAAAAAGTATGCTTACTAACCGTATCTGTCTTAACTTCCAACCATACAGGTTTTCCTAATAATTCTTCCATAATCTCTTCAAACTGCAATTTAGTTAATTGATTATAATTCATAAAATAAAAACCTCCATAATTAAATTTACAAGGATTTATAATTTCCATCACCTTGTAAACTTATTATACAGGTTTATCAATGGGTATACAAATCTGTTAACCCATCATATTTGACCAAATAATTAAGTTATAGCATATTATCTCCAAATAACTAACTATTTCACAATATACCTCAATATGTCTTTAAATTTCTTTACTATTTAAATAATCATTAATATATTTTTCCATCTCATAAATCTTTTGCTGTATGCGTACTAATTCCAATATTAATTGCTCAGTTTCTTCTAAATTAGAATCATTAATTTTGTTTTTATATATCTTATCTTGAAGTATTTCTCTATCACGAAGTAATTGTCTCAATATATTAATTGAATCTAAATATTCAGGTTGTTCTTTATCTAAAAACATAGTAATAATATCTCTAACAAAATCTGAAACATTTTTATTCTGTTTTCTAGCGGTAGACTCAATACGCTTTTTTAACCCAGGTGTTACCCTTATTATTAATTTTTCATCTTTTGTTGACAATTAAATCACACTCCTATCTATATCATTATACCACAACTATGTAATCCACAAAAATAAGATAGAGAATGTTTATTTATCGCTAATTTTGATTACTAATTATTATTAGTAATTTTATTGCTTAATCATATAATACCATACTATAAAAATAAAGTCAACATATTTATTTTATTATTTTGTAAAGTTATTTTATGTTATTTTATGTTATTTTATGTTATTTTATAATTCAAATTAAATAATCACAAGTAGTAACTAAGATTTATATATTTATAGATGTATTTAATATAATTTAATATTATATTTTAACCTTAGTTACTTATTTCTAATTATTTAATTGATTTCTGTGTTAATTTATGATTTCACTATTTTTACGATTTTGCAAATGCTTATAAAATAAGGGTTTATAGCATGTTAAAATTTATAATATCATAACAAAATGAGGATTTGGTTATGATATTATAAATCACTCAAAGATTTTCTTTCAGTTTGTTTAATACCATCTTCATTAAAATATTTACCTAATTCTTCATCAACTTCAGTATCATTGTATAAACTTACCATATCAGTAGATTCCCATCCTATAATATCTTTAATTACATCCGCTGGGATATTCGCTTTGCATAGAGAGGTGTTAAAAAAATGACGTGCCGAGTGCCAATAATAATCAATTCCAAGAATATTAGAAAATGTTAATGCCCATGAATTTAATAAAGAAACATCTGCTGGTTTCCAAATACCACCATATTTATTCCAAAATAATTCTTCACCTTCAATACCTAGTTCTTGTCTTTGTTTCATCCATAAATCAAAATAAGGTTTAAAAGTTTTTACTAACACATATCTATATATAAACTTACCATTACCCATTCCTTTAGTTTTTATTTTCTCAGGTGTTTTATATAAAGCACCATATATAATATTTTCATCAATAAAATAATTAGTTTTAAATCTAAGTATTTCAGATTTTCTTGAACCACTAGATACAGCTAATGCAAATGCACATGCTTGTTGATATTTACCTTTATCAACGAGATAATTCAATAAATATTCAATTTGATTATCTTCTAAGATTGTTTTATTCCTAACTTCTTGTTTAGGAGGAGCAGGTATTTTATTTATAATTGGTCTAAAATTAGGATACAAATCATCCATTATTGCTTCAATAAAATTAGACATACTACTAATAGCAGATTTTAATCTTCTAACCCTTGCAGAACTTAATTTTTGTGTATTGACCATCCACCCCTGATATTTAATTACATCACGTTTAGTAAAATCAACAAAAAACTTATTATTATTGTATTGTAGATTCCAAGTTAGGAAGATCATGATGTCATTTAAATAACCATCTACTGTTTTTGTTGATTTATTTGTACTTTTACAATATTCAATAAACTCATTCATTAATTCTTTGTTCTCATTTGAAACTTTATCCCATAATTCAGGAGTTACTATAGTATGTTGTTCAGTTTTTCTAGGCAATATTAAATCACTTCCTTCAAATTATTATTTTAAAAAACTAAAAATTTCATCTAACTTATTTAAATCTTTAGGATAAATAGCAATAAAATTATCTTGTAAATTTGCTTTCTTAATAAAATCAATTTTTGTTTTATGTCTTTTGTCATAATTATAGTTACCCATAAGTCCAAAATACTCAATAATATAAAACTTATCATCATTTTGCAACAACCAATCAAACCTCTTATATCCAATAAATTTTCTTAATTCTTCATTATCTTCAACTAAATTTTTATAGCAATATTCTTTTGCAATTATATTAATATTATTATTAAGAAAATAATTATGTATTAAACATTCAGATATAGATAAACACATTGTTTCATCTTTTGCATAACATATTGTTCCTCTGGCATGATCTGAATTAGGTATACAACCAAGTGATTCCATAAATTCATTCCAACTACATTTTAATCTTCTAATAACTGTTCTTGGTGATGGCAATTCATAAACTTTTTTACAAAACTCATATGTAGGTGTAATATCTAAATCTTCAATAAAATCTTTATATACTTTAATTATTTCTTCATTAGTTAAATGTTGTGAAATATCTTTCTTATTTGGTATGTGTCCCAAAGATAAAAATACATTGTTAATTCCACCAAAATAATTAAAATAAGTACAAGCATTAACCATATCTTTATTATCATTTACCTCTTTTGTAGATGGTAATCTACCTAATTGATTAATAAAAATTTTCATATCTTTAATCATTTCTTCTTTTGATCTTTGTCTATCAATCATGCTTTCTTGAATTATTTCAAGTCCAAGCTCTTCTTTCATTTTATTCATGGTTCCCCAATGATTATTTATAGTTTTTATTCCAATATCATTATCTTTATTTATATTATTAAAATCTTCTAACATAATAGGTCTATTTAATTTATTTTTCAATTCTAATATCATTTTAATAGCTAACTCTTTAGATATATTATATCTAGGTTTATAACCAATATATTCTATAAATTGGTTATAATCTTTAACATTTTTATTTGGACAATATTTTACAAACCAATTAGCTGTTGGTAATTGATAATTATTATGTAATAATTCATGATATTTTAGTGGTCTTTTTAATTCATTACTTATTTCTTTAAATTTATTCATATAATCATTATATTTATTAATATCTGGATAAAATATATTATATTCAGATATTAAATATTCTGACCATGAAGTATTATTTAATTTTAATATACTTGTTACTTTTTGAAATGATGGCATTTCATTATTGCCAGTATTAAAATCTTCTGAAGTTGGATATCTATTATGTATTTTATAAAATTCAGAAAATATTATTTTTAAATCATTCATATTAATACTACGAGGTGATTTATATTTATCACCAACTTTAATATCTCTATCTTTTTTAAATCCTTTTTCTCTATAATAATCTTCCCATTCATTATAACCTAATTTTTTAAAATATCTTTTTATTGGTCTTATATCACCAATAATTTTTTCTTTATAAATTACTGAATTAATTGGAATTATTCCAATCTTTTTAATTAATAATTCAATTTTTTCTAAAACTTCTTCATAATTAATTTTCTCACTCATTACACAAACACCATCCTTTAATGTTTTATTTTATTTGTCCTATAACTCCTAATAAAAAATAAAAAAATATCAAGTAGGAAACATTAGGACTTATGCTTATCGTGTTGCAATCACTATCCCACTTGATATAAACTTAAATAAATTTAATAAATCTAAAAAACTTAATCCATAACACAAAAATACCCACCACATTTTCGTGATGAGCATTTTCCTACCATAAATTAAATTGTAAATAACCATAAAACCATCAAACTATCTACATCAAACTATCTACACTAACAATCTAATCTCACTATCCCCAACCACCAACCTCTTACTATTCTTAATATCCATAATAGATTTCTTTGCTTTTTCCGGTTTCCTCTTCTCAGGATATTCTTTTAACAATTCTTCATATATTTGTTCCCAACTATAACCTTTCTTCTCCATAAAATGTATTTCATCTTCAATCTCTCTGATTTCTTCTAAATCTTTCTGAGATAAATAATCTCTAAGATTATCTTTTTGTCCCAAATCTAAATAATCTCTAATTTCTTTTGCATTCATACCGTACAAAATATTATATGTAATGTTCGTCACATCTTTATAAGTCTTGCGTCCTTTAGGTAATTCACCTTTACCAATCATTTTAGTAATAGAAGCAGTTTCTCTCTTCCTTCTAAAAGTACCATCCATTCTTATTACTAATCTTTCTATATCCTTACCTGTTAATATATTTTCTATTTTCTTTACTATTTCTTTTAATTCAAAATATTCATCAATAACTTCTTTATATTGTTTCATTGCTAACTCTGAATCCATCAATTTAAGTAACAATGTATAACCTCTTTGAGATAATAAATAAATATTCTTACTTGCATTGATTGATTGTCTTGTAAAAATCTTACTATCGTTTAAAACGAGAGCTACATTTTTATCATTTTTTAAATCTAAAATATCAATTCCATAAACAAAGTGTTGTAAATTATTATTAATCAATTCATTAATATGTCCTAATTTTTTATTATGTATCTCAGCAACAGTTTTTGCTAACATAACTTTCTGATCTTTCCCAAATCCACCATAAACAATTGGCACTTCTATCCCACAAACCGTTGTATTACCTTTAACTACTAAATTACTCATAAACACAATCTCTCCTTTTATTCATTAATTAAATTTATTAGAGTAGGAGAGGTTTTATTTTCTCCTACTCAACTACCTATCTAACTACTTAATCACATACTGTATATATGTAAACAAACACTTATAGGATTAGTGGCGCGACTACTATTCCTATATATAATTTATTTTTATATAGTGAAGATAATGTTAGATTTTATCTTCACTATATTTTATTAATCTATGTATTCAACTAACTAAATACTATTCTTCACTCTCACTTTCATTAACTTCACTAACAATACCATTTACTTTATCCTTAAAAACCTTACCTGCCTTAAAACTAATTACAAAATGGTCTACACTATTATATTCTTCACCTTTTTTCGGCCCAACATTAATAGTACCAGTTTTACCTTCTTTAAATTTCTTCTCAAAATTTCCAAAACCAACAAGTTTCAAATCATCATTTGCAACAGTATCCATGATTAAATCTAAAAAACATTCACCATAAAATTCTGCTTCTTTTTTTGATACTTTCTTTGATTTTTCAACCTTATCAGCCTCAAATGCTTCTTTCTTTTCGTTCAGTACCTCTGCATAGCGGTTCAATAATTCTTTCTTAGTCATAATAAATCATTTCTCCTTTTATTTTATATTATTTTTATTTCCTCAGTTCATTTTCTGAGGTTAAATTTATTATACATTTATTTTTATATTCTGTCAACAGGTATTTAGATTTATTTTAGGGATTTATAATTTTATTTTATGGATATTTTTAAGCAAAGGACGGGGCAAATAATTACTTATAATAATTTACTTACAATCAACACCCTGTCTCCGTAAACCTTTGAGGATTGCTTCTCTGGCTTTACCATTCTTTAATTCTATAAAACTATTATGAATAAATGGTCTTGCTCCAATTGTATCATCAAGAGTTTGAGTCCAGTAACCTTTACCATATTCTATAACTTTGTCAACCATTCTTCCATCTAATTCATCTTTACGAATATTTTTAACTTTTAAAGTATTATCATCAATCATAGTAGTTTCTATATTATCACGGTCTAATAAACCTCCTTGATCATAAGAACGAGAGTACGATTTAGGTTCGTATACATTATATACGTCTTCAACAACATGCATCTGGACAGTAGTTTTTGATTGTTGAGATAATTCATTTTGCATTGCAGATTTTATTTTCTTTTGTAATTTTTTTTCTATCTCTAATAATTGTTGCTGTAAACTTGCCAATAATATTTCACCTACCTTTATAAAATAATTTAATTAATCAATAAAAATTATTAATACTATCTTATCTAATCAATCATCTAACAATCTTACCATCAACCATATTTAACTTTTCTTGCATTATAAAATCTAATATTAATTCTTCAGATTCTTTTTTGCTGAAATAATTATTTAATATTTTTATATAAGTATTTAATGACGCATAATTATTTTTATCAATATCATTATGTATGTCTGAGATAATATCAAACTTTATAAGAGGGTAGAGGTTGTTATTTAATTTTATAATATCTTCCTCGTTATTATTATTTATATTAACATTATCATATTGTTTTACTTTAGAATATAATCTTCTACCACAAACAGGACAATAATTAATAATAAAATCACCTAAAACACTTGCACCACTATCATCTGCTTCTAATAAAACTATTGTATTATCTGACATATATACAAGAAATTCATCATCACGAAAATTACCATAAATTAAAGTACCTATTTCTTCAATTTTCTGAGAACAATATTTACATTTACTATTTTCAACACTATCATAATTCATTTGACTTCTATCTATTTTATTAAAGTCTTGATCAGGAGTTAAATTAATATTATATATGTATTTTCTACTCATTATTTCTATATATGATTCTATCTCACTTCTTTCTTCTATTTTTAATAAATGTTTATTATCAATATTTTTTATCATAAAGAAAACAAAAGCATCTTCACCATATTTATTATAATCATTTTGAAGTTTAAAATTACAATGACTACCATTACTTAAATCTTTTAAATGTTCACTTTTTCTTCTTTCAAAATTATTCGTACTACCAATATAAACCATCTTATTTACTTTATTCTCAATTTTATAAATTCCCATTTCTTTACCCATAATTATCCACTCCTTGTCGTGTTATTTTATTAATACTATTTCCTTGTATTATTTCTCACCTATAAAAACAAAAAGAAGAGAGGACACAAGGAATCCTCTCTTATCAATTGGGTTAATTACTCCCAATCTATCTTAAATTAAATTGTAAAATTACAAACATAAAAACAAATAAAATATATTCTAAAATTATTTTTGTGGAGTTTACGGAACAAAATAATTTTTAGATTAGTTATAAAGTCTTAAGACTTTATAACTAATAATGTTTTTAATAATAGTTATAATTTTGCACCCTTTTTTACTTATGAATAAGTCTTTTATTATTCAATAGTAAATTTAGGGGCAAATTAATCTTCAATTAATTTTATAACCATCCAAAAAGTTTTCTTATAGTTTTTAGATTTTCTACTATTTTCTTTATCAGAAGTAATTCTATAATTAACTTGATATTCTTCAAATAAAGAATTAATAGTTTTTAATCCTACTGAACCATGATTTGCTTTAGGAGCATTTAATAATTCTTTCATAAGAAATTCCTTAAAATTATTTTGTTCGTCTTTAAACATTTTGACTCCTACTAATTCATTTAATTTATATTCAAGAGTAATTTCATCATAAAAATCTTCTAACATAAAAATCGTATCTCCCATCTTTTGAAATCTTTTCATTACTTCATCTATATAACCTTCACTATCTTCATTTTCTAACATATATTTACATAAATTATTCTCATATAAATATTTAAAATGCATAATCTCATTAATTTTTAAAGTTACACCATTTCCACTATTAATAACATCAATCATATCACCTATAGTTTCTTTCTTATATTCACTAAGAAATTTTACTTCACTATTATTTTCTAAATATTTTGCTTGTGCTAATTTATCATTGTTAAAATTAATTCTAGTATTTAAACTTCTGCCTTTTCTATCTTTTATGTATATATTAATTTTATCATGTTCATCTAATATTCTTTTCCTGCCAATACATTGTTGTAGTATATCTAAATCAAATATGTCTATAATAATATGTTTTACTAATTTATCTTTTATATTAATACCATTATCTAATACACTAGTACAACATAATATTTGACAATTAAATTTTTCATTTTCTATTATATTTTTTCTTTCATCTTCATCAGAATATTGAGCATATAATTTACTATGTTTGCTACATATAAATTTAGCATTATCAAATTTATTGCTCATTTCATATGCTCTTTTAGCACCTGTAAAATATATCACCTTTTCACCTTCAGGTATTTCAGTTAATAATTTTTCAAGGACATCATTATTATAATAAAAATAAAAATCATTTATATAACTATAATTAGGTTTAATTTCATATTTTATAGGTTTTATATTTTCTATTTCAAGATATTCTTCTAGAATATTACAAGTAGCACTAAGTAATATTTTTAATGAACTATGATTAATTACCCAATTGAATGATATATCTGTCTTTCTTGAAAATGTAGAATCTAAAAAGAAATAATGTGTTTCATCTGCTACGATAATATCATAAGGAATTATCTCTTTCCCATTCATTAACGCATATTCTATTTGCTGATAATTCATAATATTAATTATAGTATTATTTTGTTTTGATAATTCTTTTATATTTTGTTCTTTTAATATATCTCTATTTGTTAAAAGTAAAATAGTTTTATTATTTATCCTACAATATTCACTTAAAATGTATTTAACAAAATGTGATTTCCCACTTCCTGTAGGAGATTTAATTAATATAATATCATCTTTATTCCATTGTTCAATATCTTCTAATTTTATTACATTACTTACATATTTCATACTAAAACACCTCATCCTATTATTTTTAAACAAAATAAAAACACCTAGATTATTTCTAGGTGTTAAATCATCATAATTTATATTTAATTCTTTTTCCTATTGCACCACTCACAATATGCATTATATGTATCCTTATATCCAAACTTATACCACGTTTTCTTAGTAGTAGGATGGACACCTGTTTCTAATATTCTACATCCTTTATTTAAATAAAAATTACATTGAAAAACATTGTAGATATAAACCGTACCACTTTTTTGCTTTTCAGTATTCATATTATCACTCCTTTCATCTTATAAAATAAATTATATTTCCAATCTTAACTCCTAAAAACCAAAGTCTTAATATTCTCATAGCATCCCATATATTTACTAATATCTGAATTATAAAAATCCTTCAACATTTCATCAATTAATTCATTATCCTCATATATGAATACTTTTTTATTTCCTTCTCTAATGAATCTTGTGAAATTTACATTGCGAAGGTTTAAATATGCTATTTGTTTTGTATCTGTTAAACGGATTTCTGACATGATATATCCTCCTCAGAGTATTTTCCTAATCTTTTATGTATTAATTCACAATATTTTTCATCAATTTCACTACCTATAAAATTCCTATTTATATGTATACATGCTTCACTTGTAGTACCACTACCCATAAATGGATCATATACAACATCACCTTCTTGTGTACTTGCGTTAATACATCTAATTGGTAAATTAATATGAAATGTTGCTGGATGACCACTTATTTTTCTAGATACTTTTTTCATTTCCCATACGTCAGTCAAACATTCTATATTATTTAATTTTATTTTTGTGCTTTTATTAAGAATAAATAATAATTCATAGACAGGGAAGAATCTTCTCTTGTCTACATTGGCAGTAGATTTTAAATTTAATATTATAATTTGATATACATTAAACTTTGATTTATATATCCAATCTAAAGGACTAATAATACTTCCTTTTACAATTCTATTTTTATGATTATAAAACATAAATCCATCATCTTTTAAAATCCTATGACATTCATTTAAAACTTCTATTTGCCAATTTTGATAATCTTCTTCTGTTAATTTATCTTTATATTTGTTATAATCACCATATGTAATACGTTTACCATTTACAAAAGTATGAAAATCACCACCTAAATTATAAGGTGGAGAAGTAATTATACAATTTACTTCTTGTTCTTTTATTTTACTCATAGTTACCATACAATCTTCATTGTACACCTTATTAATTTCAATCAATAAAATTCCTCCTCATAGTTTTATTTTATTTGTGTCATCTCAACACAAAAAGAGACACCATTCAGATGTCAAATTTTCTATTGAGATAAATATATTATGAAAAATTTATATTACTAATCTAACCAATCAATTAACTAACACACTCACTAACATTACCTTCAACTTTACCATCAACTTCCATCAACCTTTTCTCACTAATCTCAATTGCCCTTTCACTAATATCACAACCAATAAACTTCCTACCCAATTCTTTTGCTACTACCATAGTTGTTCCACTACCACAAAATAAATCTAATACTATTTCATCTTTATTTGATGATGCTTTAATTATTCTTTCTAATAGAGATTTCGGTTTTTGGTTATTATATCCTGTTCTTTCTTTTGCTCTAGGATTTAATATATCAATACACCACACATCATCAATTTGTCTTTCATATTGAGGAAAATATTTAACACTTCCATCTTCATTTCTAATTACATCACCATTTTTATTTTTCCTATTTTGATATAATTTAGGATTCTCAATTTCCTCATATAAATGATTTATTTTATTTTTACCTTTAGAATAAAATAAAATATTATCATGCATTGATTGTAATTTTATTTCTGATTTACCACACCATCTTTTATAACTCCATATTATCTCATTCCTAAAACAATCAAATCCAAATATTTCATCCATCAATACCTTCATATAATGTACTAACCTATAATCCATATGTAAATAAATACTTCCAGTATCCTTTAATACCCTATACATTTCTTCAATTCTAGGTCTATACCATTCAATTGCTTGCATAGGAGTACCTAGATTGTCATTATAGTCTTTAAATTTTCTGCCTGTGTTGTAGAGAATATCACAGTAGATGAGATTTATATAGTTACTAGGTAATTTATTTAGTAATTCTAAATTATCCATTTTGTAGACTTTGTTTAATTCAAGCAAATCAATCAAATAATTATTACCTCCTTAATGTATAATAGAATATTTATTTTAATATTCTGTTGGTCTGATGTTATTATAACTTATTGCCGAAGGTATGTCAACATATTTATTTTAATATTCTGTAAAATTATTTTATATTATGTATTTTTATTTAGTGTAGAGTGAGATGTGATTTACACTCTACACTAAATTGTTAATAAATTAACTAATCAATATTTCTAATACATATATATATTTTACCTTGGGAATAAGAATTCACTGTTTTATTTTTCTCTACGATTACTTTGTCAACAATATTGTCATCTTCACCGTACTCTCTAGTTATCACCTGATCTAAAATACTTTTAGCAAGATTTTGAACATCTATAGATTCTATACAGTCAAATTTTAAAAATACAATAATTGGTTTATTCCAATCAATATTTAATTCATTTTTATCTATTAATTGATAGGAAGGAAACGTATTAATCCAATTTTTATATGTTTTTGTCTTAACGGTAATAATATCATTAGACCATTTATCTTTTACATTCTCAAATAGATAATTATTTGACATTCCATGCTTATTTATTATCATATATTCATCTATTTTGGGGTTTAAATTTTGAATCATATCTTGTTGTTCTTTTATAATTTCATCCTTATATCTAATCTTTTGACCGTATGATTTATTTTCTGAAATACTTTTTCTATTTGAAAATTCTTGTATAAAGTAACTATATGTAGTAGTTTTTGGAAGATACATTTTATCTGTTGGCGAAATATTATTACGATTCTTAGTTAGTCCATCAATAAATCTTCCATATTCTATTCTTTTAATTTCTGAATTTTTTATTTGTACAAGATATTCTTCAAATAATTTAACTAATTCAGGAAACTCTTCATAACTACAAGTTTTAAATGTAGTTACAGTTTTACGTTTACCAAAATGTGATTCAAGTAATTGTTTGCGTTGTAATTTATTATCTTTTTCATTTAATGCTTTGACTACATCTAAAGATACTTGTCTACGGTGTTCTAATTCTTCTATCATTTCTTCAAATGCTTTGGTATATTTATATGTAAATATCAATGCATCATCACCAGTGAATTTATTAACCAAAATTGAAAATCCCTGACGATCCATTAAAAATTCTGGTCTTGATTGTTTGTTTTCATCTAAATATGACCCCAAGGTAAAATTTCCTTCGGCTAATTCTGGAATTGCTTCTATAAATTTTCTAATTTTCTTTAATACATCTGAATGATCTTTACCATACTTTAATGCAACAGTTCTACTACTAACTACAACCTTACCATCCTCATTAACCACTAAACCAAATTCTTTTTCAAACTCCATCAATTTACTTTCCATTTGCATAATAATCGACTCCTTTACATTTTATATTTTATTAATGATTTTCAAATATTAAATAGCAGTTGCGATACTATCTAATAACAAAAAATCATTTAGAGAAAAGTTAGAAGAAATATTAACATCTAACTTCTCTCTCGCAACTTCTCATTAATAAGAAATATAAAGGAGATGTTAGAATAGTTTCTCAAACTACTCTCTAAATGATTTTTAGAGGGAAAATATAAAATATTAAATTGTGCTATATTTCAATAAAAAGACACTTCAATTAAGAAATGTCTTTTATCTATTGAAATATTATATTTAATTATTATTAATATTATTTATTTTCTTACTCCGTAATCTCAATCTTACTAACTACTTCATCTACTTCGTCCGTTACAATCTCATCTGTTTTGTCAGAAACAATATCTACAATATTTTCACTTTTATTAACACTTTCAATCTCACCACCAAAAACTTCCTTCAAATACTCAATACTTTTCCCATCATTTATAAATTGATCAATTCTACTATTAAATTTCAACATATAATCATTAATTTTTTCTAATTCACTTTCTGGAAATTCTCCTATAATTTTGTCAAAAATTTCTAAATCTAACATTGCATTTAATACCTTAATTTGAGTTTGAAAATCATCAGTTTTAGCAATTTCCACATTTGTAAATGTTTTTATTGCAAGTAGCATTAAATATGAAACTTTAACTGATTCATCTAAATCTTTTAAATTATCATAATTGCTAATAGATTCCATAATTAATGCATTTAGTTTGGTAGGGATAAATACTTGATCCACCAATACTTCATAATCTTTTTTGTTAAGAGTGACAATTACTTTTCTCTGCACAAATAATTTTGATTGTTCCTGAAGGAGAATAGAAGAAGTTAGTTTATTTGATTTTGCCATAATAGGGATACCTCCGTTTATTTTTTATTTTATTTATTTAATTATGTAAAATATTTAAAAAGAACAATAAAAAAAGAATATAGAAAAAATCTATATTCTTAAATATTACTAATATTAAATTAAAATATTATTAATCACTATTCATTTTAATCAATCCTAATTTAATTCCAGCGAATCTTACTCTTCCAACAATACTATCTTCATTATCTTTCTCTATGAATTGAAATTTATCATTGTCTTTAAAAGACATATTTACTAACTTATTAACATAATGTCTGGTATGTCTTCTACAAATGATAACTATATCTGAATGTTTAATCATAATTTCTAACTTATTTACATCATCTACATCAAATGAATCAAACCATAATACATTTAATCCATGTTTCTTTAATCTGCCCATATATTGATTTTTATATTGTGAACCAACAATTAAAACTGTAAAATTACCAAAATTAACATATTCATCAGTGTTGTTATTTTTACGCTTATACTTATTAATAAATAAAGAATTTTCTTCATACATATCATAATCAAAACTATAATACTGAAATGCTTTAACTAATTTTGCTAATCCAAATTCTACAATTGCTTTCGCAGGAATTCCATTTTTCATATATGGAATAGTATTAATAATAGGATAAGTTTTATAATTTGTTCCAATAAAAAACCATCTATTATTAATTAATCTTAACCAACCAAATTCTATGTTAACATTATCTTCTATTTTCTGCACATCAGATTTACAATTATAACCTAATCCAAATTTCATTTTATTAAAATATAACTTATATAAATTATAGATTTTTTCATATTCCATATAATTTGTATCATTAAACCTTGCAGTTAATTCATCTATTAAATCTAAAATTGTTAAAGATTCTTTATAATTCTCAGCAAGGTATTTAAAATGTTGCAATTCAATACTCATATTCATAATAATTTCTTTATGTTTCTTTAAATCTTCTGCTATTGTAGAAGTATTAATATGTGTTAAAGCAGTTTTAAGTTTTTCATATTTAACACGCAATTCTTGATGCTCAAGTTTCATTATTGCAAATGTACTTCTATAACTCTTATTATCTTCTACTAACTTATCATAATTATCCTTATAAGGAAGTCTATTTAATACATCTTCCTGAATTTTAACTAAAATATTTTCCTGCTCAGTAATTTTATTTTTCAACGATAATATTTCAGCACTTTCATCAAGAATATTCTTCTGTTTTAAATCGTAAATTTCTTTCTTCAAAAGGGAGATAGTAGATTTATTATCTTTTAATTCTTTATTTTTTAATACTAAATCCTTTTGTAGATTCTCAATTTGTTTATCTTTTTGGCGTAATTCTTTTGAATATTCTTTATTATTGTTATTACTATTAACATCATTGTTATTAACAATAATATCATTTAATTCTTCAGAATCTTTTACATTTTCAACTTTAGTTACATTTATAAATTTTTCAAGTAATTGTTTCTTCTTATTTGCTGTTTTATCTTTATCATTTTTATAGGTTTCTGCAAATTTAAGTTTGGGATCTACTGACATCATTTTAATATTCATTTTATTATTATCACCTCATCAGTATATGGTATTATATAGTATTATATGTTTTATATAAAAATATTATACCATTGATAAATGATAAAATAAAGTGTAAATGATATGAGAGGAGGTAAGATTATATTTATATTATAAATTTATATAGTTTTCTTTAATTCCTTTGCTTTCTTTCTCTCTTTTCTTCCTTTTGCAATAACTTTTACATCAACCCAACCTTCATTTTCTTCATTACCATCAATTTTGCTATAATTTATAACATTTAAAATTTTATCAGGATATTTATAATTAAACAATTTTTCCTTGAGCAAGAAATCCTGTGTTGGCATGCCCTTAACATCAAATATAATCATATTTCCATTTGTATACTCTACTTCAAAATCAGAAATATAATAAATTGGTAGATACTTTTTACCATGTTTTTCAAATTTATCTTGAAGTAAATATTTAGGTTGAATTCTTATATTCTTAACTATTCCTTTTTCTTGTTGTAAGAGAAGATATACATAGAATCTGTATTCAACATCTGAAGAAAATGTATGTCCATTTAATGTCCTTTTTTCTTTTGCTTTAGTATTTGTATTTACGTTAAATTTTGATCTTGCCATCAATACACCTCTTTAAATTAATAATTTTAAAACAAAAATAACTACCCTAAAAAAATATAAGGTAGTTATCTCTAATCTAAAAATCACAAACTATTGATATTATTGACTTTTCAAACCTCAAAATCATGACAAAACCGAAATTTTATGTTGATTTGGTTAAAAAATAAGGATTGATCTCATAAATAGATCAATCCTTATTTTTAGTATTATTATAGAATAATGAATAAATATTTAATTGTTATGTATAAAATATTCAGTTGTATCTTAGAAATTAACCAGTTAACGCACCCCAGTTAGTTTGCTAGTCTAACTAAACGTATAAAACTTATTTACCTTAATGATTTTAGCAAAAAATGGTATCTCATCCTTATATTTTTCAATTTGTTCCATGAGAACATTTGACCCAGTAAATAAAATTCTACCAACGCCATCGAGATTAAATTGTAGCGTAAGGACTTTACCATCTTTAACCTTTGCGTACTTACTATCCGAAATTTTATAACCAATTACTTCAATTTCTTTATCTAAAACTTCTTCAATTTTTATTTTGTCACCAGTTATTGCACTAGACTCAGTGGCAAAATCTGAAAATCTTTTCATTGCCACCACCCTTATACTACATATTCTTCTCCTGTGATTTCTTTAAATTGCTCAACGGTTATTTTACTTTTTGCCACAGCTTGCTTACATTGTTCTAATGTAGCCATCCCTTTCGGATAAGTTACTTTAAGCCATGCGTACATCTTTTACACCCCCAATATTATGTCTGTTAGTTGTTGTCCGAGTAATTGCAGATCATCAACAATTGTTCCCTCTTGTATAATTTGTTTTGCCTTCGCAATCTTAGCTTCTCTTTCGGATTTCTCAGCCATTTGCTGTAACCCCAAATCAAATAGATTACCAAAATTTTGAGTAATAAATTCCTGAATATTTTCTCTGTCAGGAATAAATACATCTACCTCTTCAAATGTATATTGTTTTTCTTCTAACTCTTCATGAAGAATAATTTCTTCTGTGAAGTTCCTACGGAGAGTAACATGTCTAACCCCGTTTTCAACTTCTCGTAACCAAACTGTATCTGGCATAAAACTGCATTGAGAAATCATGTTATAACCAACTCCTTCATGTATTTTTCTTTCAACCTGTAAGAATTACACCACTTCAACCAACCCAAATATGATTGAGTCGAGCATCTATCAGAATAAGTTAAAGTTCTTTTTTTCTGGAATTTACGCATCTTCCGTTTGAAATTTAAGCAAGTTGATTTCCTTAATAATACATAATCCCTAAATATGCGATACCCTAAGAAATCAATTCCTCTCACATCAACAGGAAATACTTGATAATTACCTTTGAGTTCTAATTTAAGTTCTCCAAGATAACCTTTTATTTCTTTTAAAAGTGCATGTAATTCTTCTTTTGAATTAGATAGTATAACTACATCATCCATATATCTGAAAACATATTTACAGTGTTTTACTTCCTTTAACCAATGGTCAAAGTTACTCAGGTATATATTTGCGCTCCATTGAGATAAATAGTTACCAATTGGGATACCTGTATCGTTAGACATTTCAACACTGTCTATTATTTCGTCAATTAACCATAATAAATCTTGGTCTTTAAATATCCTGCGATATTTTTGTTTTAGGATTTTGTGATTAATAGATGGATAATATTGACGAATGTCAAACTTCAAACAGTATTGAGCATATGCCTTATTTTTTAATGCACGTTTGACTTTACTTAATCCTTGGTGAATACCTCTCCCTTTGATTGAAGAAAGAGTATTTGATACTAAAGTTTTAAGCAAATAAGGTTCGATGATTTGCAAGATTGCCCACTGTACAATCCTGTCTGGATAATATGGTAGTTTATAAATCTCCCTTTCTTTTACTCTGTCCCATTTTTTAAATACCTCATATAGACTTGTTTTGTACGTCTTATTTATAAGCATTTCTTGGATTTGTTTAAGATAATAATCCTCGCTATCATTAATCATTTTTACGTCTTTGTAAAAACTCTTACCTTTTCGTGCATTTTTATGCGCCAATCTTAGGTTTTCTAAATCATAAATTTTCTCATATAAATTACCAATTCTTTTCATTGCATTCCTTCTTGTGCTTTGTATTGTACCTGGCCTTCGAGAATTAACCTACCAGCACGGTTTTTAAGTTTTTATGTTTCACCAAGAGGTGGGGCAAAATAAATCACAATGTTTTCACCAAAGCATAAAGGTGTGTGCTGATATTACGATTACGATTACCTGAGCTATTATTCAGATTCCAATAGAATGCTCCCGTATTCGCTCCATTATTCCAATTACTGCCTAATTGAGTGACGAAAGTGCCTACGTTTTTCGTAATTATTTTGCCCATATATAATTAATTTTTAAAAATTAAGCGGAAAGGCGCGCGCCGATACTACGACCACGATAACCCGAGCTATTATTCAGATACCAATAGAATGCCCCCGCATACGCTCCATCACGCCAATGACCGCCCAATCGAGCGACGAAAGCGCCCACGCTGTTTTGGTAATAATAGTCTGCGAATTTTGAACTTGACGTGCCGAGGCACTCGGCAGGGACAAACCCGTAATCAAAGTTGTAATTCAATAAATCTTTTGACATATAACCGTTTGCGTGTGCTAATTCTCCAACCTTTATATACTGACCTGTAAAAACATCCGAAACAAAATTTCCATTAATATTGCTAATATAGGCGAATCCATTACTTATGTTAAATCCATCTGTCCATTTCCAGATGTTGCCCCAAAAGTTTTCAAATCCACGATAACTTATTGAAACTAATCCGTCTGTGCCGACTGCTCTGCCTGATTTGTTACCAAGATAAGATGTACCACCAGTAATAATTGAATTATTATCCGTATTTGGTACATCTGGTACATTTGCTACACCTTGACCTATTTTTGATTGTGAATTTAAACCTGCGTATTCTACAATCAGCAACATTTGAATAGCACTTACGGCATTAAAATACTGTTGTTGCCAACCTGTACCACGATTAGTTGCAAGTATCCTACTATTTGGCAATGTTAAATTTTGCGTCAAACCAGAACAAGGTTTAACCCCTGCAATACTGCATAATTTATCTCCAGTAGTAACAGTAAAATCTGCAATTTGTTCATCTGCCAATAAATAAGCACTTGCAGAAACGTCATATATCGAACCTTCATAAGCACTAAAATACGCTTTTGTTCTTGTTTTACCATTCGCATCATAAAACCACGGATGAAACTTCATACCAGTTAAAGGCAACATACTAATATAAGTGTCAATTGTGTCACTATCTACTAGTTGTCGACTATAATAAAATGCAGGAATTTCAACCATAACTTGACCATTTGATCCATCTTCGATATATCCAGTATCACCATAATAAGCATTTACTTTTAAGGCATCGGATAAATTACAACGTCTCATACCAGCCCAAGGCATAATATTATTAAAATCATTCAATCCATCACCAATGTTTGCTACTTTACCGACAGAATTGCCAATACGAGTTATTGTGTCTGTCGATATTTTATATCTTATACCGTACTTTGCTACACCCATTTCTGTAATAGGAGCAATAAAGTTTGCACTATACCTAGATTGCGACATAGGAAATTCCCTCCCCACTCACAGACGCATCAATCCATATCTGGTTTACGTTAGCTACTGCAAATGTATAACTTTCTTTTGCGGAAAGTTCTACTCCATATACGGTAGAAGATACATTACTTCCTCCTGCATAGATGTATCCTGAGTTTATACGTTTGGCAATAATCGTTACTTCCCTGCAAGATACACTAGGCAATTGTACCCTTGTTCCTGCTGTTGTTACGTTTTGTATTATCCCAGTTATCGCAACAATACTACCAGTTAGTTTCATACTCCCTGGACTAGCATCAGTGAATATCTCATTCCCATTTGCATTTTTATTTACTACAGCATTAGTAGTTCCTGGTGTAGTTTGATCAATATTAACTTTAACATTGCCTAAAGCAGTAACTATATCTGCTAAACTCTTTACTGTTTCTCCTGTTTTTGTAATTGCATCTCTTAATGCTGATAATTGAATATTTAAATTAGCATTGGTTACAGCAGGAATATTTGTTATTTCTGTTCTTAGAGAATTTGTTCCTCCAGACAATATATCTGTTAAGGGAATATTTTCAGGCAATATATATCACTCCTTTATATTAATATTTAATTTAACATTATAATTTAAAATTATTTTAATATTTTAAACCCAAACTCTATCTATATCATTAATAACTGTGATTCCAAATAGTAGGTTAAATAGTCCACCTATTGACAAATTATCTATAGGTGTGGTAGTATTAATTTGATTATTTATATTAATAATTTGTGTAGGGATTAATTGTTCATTATTTCCTAACCAAACGTATTTCATATTTTAAAAATCACCTCTTTTGTGAGAATTTATTTTAATACTTAATTACATAGTTCATTACTAAGTAAGGTTGTAAATTATTATGTGCTAAACCACCACCTGTATTGGAAGTTCCCCAAGTTCCACTACCTGGATCTAATCTCCAATCGTTTGTGAATATATCACTAGTATCTGTATTCGTATTATTCCATGCCGTGAACGTATGATTATGTGAAGGCATTTCGGGTGTAGTAAGAGTATGTGTTTTCTCACCACCACTTTCACCTAATGTATCAAATTCTGTTTGTAAAGAATCTAATCCTACTGGTACTTTACCTTTTAGATTTGGAATATTAAAAGTAGTACTGCCATTTCCTACACCATAAGTATCACCAATTACATTAAATAATGCAGAATATGTATTTCTTGAAATAGCAGATCCATCGCAAATGAGATACCCACTAGGAGAAACAGAACCAGCAAACATTTGAATTGAACCTATTACTACACCATTTGATGCAGAAGCAGGAGCAAATAGTGTTTGAAATGCTGAATCAATTTGAATTGGTATATCTGATCCTTTTTGCACGATAATTTTACCAACAAGCATTGCATTTGTTGCTACTACTTGTGGAATTTCAGGTGGCTGACATGCTTTTGCTTGATCTAAACTAGCATCAACATCATAAAGAAATATATGTATTCGTGCAGAATCTATATCTGGTCTACACATACAACGATATACCCATACTACAGCATATTTTCCATCTGTAAGAGTTGATAATGTGCCAGTTTTAGGATCATATTGAGTATTTGGAAATTGAGTTGCAATGCTACTAGAAAATGTACCATCACCATTATTTATCCAAAGAAGCATTGTATCTACACTTGAATCTACTGTTGGAAAACTACTACTATATGATCCTTCCCATGCTTTTCCTGTATTTATAATAATATTTCTACTTTCTGATACTTCTAAAGTAAGTCCAGATGCTCTCTCAAATCTCCTTGTTTCAATTAATCGTCTGTGAATTTTATTTGATAACCCAAGTCCAGGTTCATCCCAATCAATTACTGAGATTCCATCACCTATACGAGCAATAGTATATACTGGAGTATTATTAGACCAATTAATATCTAATAAATTAAGAGTAATAACATATTGTGGATTACCATCATTATACTGAGCAATAAGATAGTTTGTAACCATATCAGTAGTTGCTAATGTTGTTTCTGGAATAGTATATTCTGTTATTAAACCAGTATAATTAGTTGTATTATATAATCTAAAAATACCTTCACTTATTGTAATTGTTCCTAAACCTGTATTATAAGTTATTGTTGGTTTTATAATAGTTCCAGAATTTGTTTTTAAATATGAACCAGATAAATTATTAGTATTATTATTTAAAGGCATATTATATTACACCCCCTCAGTTACAAGTAAATTCTTCAAACCAATTGAATTATGTATACAATTTATTGCTTGTGTTGATATAAACCAAGGTTGTAATTCATAATTACCATTACTAGAATTTACAGGTATTCCTTCATTTAATACAGCATCGGTTCCAAATGATAAATACATATCTGTATCTGAGTTATTAACAATAAGTAGATATTTTCTATTAGAATTAGCAGGGAGGATGGACGTAGATGTGGTGGATACTTGAATTGTTGTGTGTGTTAATGTTAAATTTGGAAATGCTGCTATTACTGTGCGTTGTACACCTAAACCTTGAGGATCTTTTTCGTATGAATTGTTGACTGTAGTACCGTCTGTGGATATGCCTTTTTGAATGATTGCTGTCTTATCTGTCTCCCATGTAGTACCATTGAAAAGAAATTCATTGCCAGTATCTATTTCTACAAGTTTATCACCGACATCTGTATGAGTTGGTTTGGTATCAGTTGATAGAGCATAGTAAGTATTTAGATGTTTATAGTGTGATGCATTTCTAACAGTCATGTTGAATTATCACCTTCTTTATTGTTTTTGTTTGGATATAAGGTTATAGAAAAGGCTATTTGATTTGTTGAATGATCTTATTGTATTTATTAGAATATTAAGCAAAAAATAAAAAAATAGTCTATTAACTAGACTATTTGTTATTTTTCTATATCTTTTTTAGTTATACATCTTAATTTTCCATAATCATGTTTTTCTTTAAACTCAGAACAAATTATTTTACTATTATCTATATCGAATATAATCCAAGAATGACCTGTATTTAAATAATTTTTTGCTAAATTAATTATTTCTACAATTTTATCATCTAAAGGTAATAAATCATTTTTAGAAATTAATCTAACCATTTTCCAGTCTTTATTTTTAAAATAATAATATCTTCTTATTTCTTTTTTATCAAATTCTTCTTGTGTCATTTTACCAAAAATTACTCTTAAACCATGCCCTCCACCATCATATTCTATATAGATTTTTTCATCTAGAAATGCAATATCTAATAATGATATTTTTGTGGCAAAATTTAATTCACCACCTAATAAATTATGTAAATATATTTGTTGTCTACTCGTTGGAGTGCTGCCATTTTTACATAAAGAGGCAATACTTTTTTCTACAGACTTTAATTTTATTTCTTCGACTTGCATAGGATTGTCACAACCAAATTTATTACGAAAAGTTTGTAAAATTTTATTTTTAACTTCTTTATTTTTACTTGGATTATCTGTACCATATTTTACTAACCATGTTTTAATACTCTTACCTCGTATTTTATCAGTTTGTAAAGGATAATCTACACCAAAATTATCATTATAATATTGCTTGGATTTTTCTATATAATCATCAGTTTGAAAATAAAATTCTTTTCCCCAATTAGATAAAGATGTTTCTATCTTTTTTTGTTTAACATTTTCTATTTGAGAATTATGTTCTACTCCATACTTATTTAAATTAGTTTGTTTCATTTTATCTTTAGATGATTGTAATTTTGCAACATTATTAACATTATATTTAATTAAATTACTTTCTTTAATTTTTTTACCTTTACATTCTTTACAACAGTCTTTATGTATTATACCATTTATATTTTGAGTTATATGTTTATTATAACTTTGAGAAAATTTTTTACCACAATAATCACATGTTACTTCAACATAAATTTTTGCATTTTCTCTTAAATCAAGAACATCTATTACGATTATTTCATTATACTTCCAATTATAACCCTTTGGTTCTAAGAACTTTTTATTATTTGGTCTGCATTTTATATTAACATATTGAGGTAATATTAACATGATCATTCCTCCTGTAGAATTTTATTATCCTGAAGGTTATTAAAATAGGGAAGGGGATTCAGGAAATATCCCCTTTGTCATAAGTTGATCACACTTATCTATCCCTAAATGTATTATACAATTATATTAGTATTTTGTCAATAATTATTTCTTAATTTCTATTTTTTTACTATAATATTATCTTCTAATTTATTAGTTCCTAACGCATTAAAATTAAATATATAATTACCAATTTCATCAATTATATATTCTGATTCTATAAAATCACCTTTTATATTTATAACATCTCCATCAGCAACCATTACTTGACCATTAACTAGAATATATATAATTTCATCATGTTTTTCAAAAATAAGAAATTTACCTTTCTTTATATCTACCATAATAATTCACTTCCTTTATTGTTATTCTATAATATCAATAATAACCATTTGGTTAGAAGAGTTTGGAAATGCTTCGCAATTAAAATCAAATACAGAAGGTTCGCCCTCAGAAGCATTTTCGATGGTAAATGAACTTGCAATCTTAATTTTTGGCATAGTAAACCTTGCAGGTAAATCAACACCGTCTGTTTCTCTCCTCCAAAGAGTATCTGCCTCAATTTTATAATAACCTGCAAATTTACCAGATTCAATTACAATTTCTTTTGCAGTTGCAGCAGAATCATAATAATAATCTACTATTACTTTATCTCCTGCAATTAATTCATGAGAAAGTACAGTACCAGCAAAAGTAAGTGTTTTTGAGGCAAGTTGATAACCATTAGTTGCATTTGAAGGTATTGCAATACCAATATCATCACCATTTACAGTTAAAAATACAAATAAAGGTGTTGCTGTTGCAACAGCAGGAGTTTCCGTAGTAGTAACTTCTTTAGAACTATTTAAAGTTAATACTTCTTTTTTATGTACTTTGACAACTTTAGTAGTAACTGTAGTACCTGCTAACATTGCCAAAGATTCTGGTGATATCAGACTATCTTGCATTTTATACATTACTTCTTTATTACTCTCCCACATTAATCGCTTGGGATTCCCAGCACCTCCACGGGCATAACTGGCATCGGCAGTTATCTCGGTAGATGATGTCTTGAGACTTTCTAAATAAAGTACAGGTTTACCAGTAGCAATTTCTTTAAAAACAACATTAGATATTTCTCTAGTACCAAATCTTGCCATAATTAATTCCTCCTTATTATAATTTAGTTATAAAATTTTTAATTTCAACTTTTTTAGGATCTGCACCATGTAATAAACTTTGAATACTAATCTCATAGTTATTAACTAATTGCATACGTTGAAATTGGTTATTAAACTGATAAATAGTCATTTCAAAAATACTATTTAAATCAGTATTTTTATTATAAAAAGCAAAAGCAGATATTAAATCACCCAAACTTAAATTTTCACCACTTTTTGATTTTATTTTATTTATTTTTTCTCTAGCTTTTTTAATTCTTTCGGCAATTTCTTTTGCTTTCTCATTTGCTGGATTAAATTCAATATCTTCTTTATTTATCATACAATTTATCTCTTTTAATAAACTAATAATATTATCAAAATTATCCTTACAAATTATATTATTGTTATTATCATCAAAATAAAAAAAATATTTTCCTAATTTAATAGGTTTTTTAAAAAATAATTCTAGCATTTCACAATAATTTATTCTAAATTGTTCATAATTTAAACAACTATGAAATATAATATCAAAATTACTAACTTTACTTAAATCATCTTCTTCATTTTGTAAATTTGATTTATCAATTAATAACAAAGAAATATAATAATTATATTTACTATATCTTAATTTAACTATATCTTTTAATTTTATTGGATATAAATTACCAATGTCTATAGATATTGGTAATCCACTTAATAACAGTAATTCTAAATCATCTTTTAAGATCATATTAATCACAACCTATTGGAAAAATCAATGAACTTATAAGAAATTACACAACCAAAATAGTCATCATTAATTTTAAAATCACCACCAGAATAAAGTTCTAAACTAAAATCACCAACATCTTTCTTTTTATTAAACATGGAATCAATTTGATCAAGCATGTAATCATATCGAAGACCATATTCTGTTTCAATTAATGAACTATGTGAAAAAATATAAATATTTAATAATCCAGACTTAAATGAATTATTAATATACTTATAATTGCCAAATGACATTGTTATATAATTTAATGGGTTATCTTGAATATTTATAGTATATTGATAAGGAAATATTTGCGAATATATTAAACTAGAAGGAATAAAATCATTTGGTAAATTATAATTTAAGAAATCTTTAGAATTAATTACTAACGCTTTAAGTAAATTTTCATTGGTAATTAATTTATAAATAATATTATTTTTATAATCTGTTAAACTGCTAAATTGACCCAATTAAATCACTACCTTTACATTAACTACCTAAAAATTAAAATAAATTTTTCAATCTAATACTCTTCTCAATAAATTTACCATTGCTATTGTCAGTTGCTTTTAACATAATATTATAAGTTACTAAATTAGCAGTAATACTACATTGATCTGCATCAATAATATTCAAAGTATAAGCATTTATAGGTGTAGTACCTGGAATAATGCTAAAAGTAAATTCTGCTCCTTCAACTAAAATTCCATTGTTATATTTTTTTGTAATATAATTCTGAGAATAATTTTTAATAATATCTGCATTACCTAACAATTCATAAGTTATATTATCTTGAGGTACTTCAATCACATTTATAGTAATAGTATCCAATATAGTATTATCAGATGTTAATTTAACAGTAATATTACAACTACCAATATTACTTAATGCTGTAACTAATCCACTAGAATTAACTGTACAAATTCCAGTATTACTACTTGTAAAAGTTAATGAAGGAGTAGGGGAAATTAAATTATTGTTATCATAAACATTACAATTTAACTGTAGAGTAGTAGATTCTTGAATATCTACTAAATTTCCATTCAAAATCTCCAAAGTATAAACATGTTCTTCCTGACTAACCTCACTATACTTCATTTTAAAAATTAACAATCCAATACTTGAAATATCGTCTGGAACACTTGAAATTTGATAATTATATTTTCCTAAATTATAAATATCATTAACTTTAATTTGCTGTGTTATTAATGTATTTGATACAATTAAAAATAATGAATTATCAACAGTTTCAATATATTTATTTTCTTCTGTGTTAAGATTAAGTGATTTTGAAATAATACAAGGTATTTGATATAAAACGGAGTTTTGATCATAATATTTTAATGTGTTGTTGCATCTAGTAATTAATCCAACATCATTTATCTGAGAAGTAGTATCTGTTTCTGTGCATATCCATTTAGAATTATCAAATTCAACAATATTACCAATATTAATAGTTTCATCTGGATAACATAATAATCTTTTCTTATTTGGATTTTTAATCAAAGAATTATCTTCAACAATACGAACATTTTTATCAACATCATTAATTTTTACTAAATTATAACTTGTAGAATTTTTAAATTCAGTTGATATTATACTTTTCATATTGTTTACATATAAACTTTTTCTATCTATTCCTCGTCTTGCTTGATAGTCAGTCCACCAAGTTATAATACCAACTCCTTTAAATTTCTAAAAATTATATAAAGGGAGTGAAATATCTCCCTTTATTATATTAGCAATATATTAAAAACTTTTTTCTCTTAAACCAATAAATCTAAAAGCAGTTGGATTAGCAGCAGTTTTGTAATATAATTTATTAACAAAAACAGGGAAATTTTCTAACCTTTCTCCTGCTTTAAGAGTGATTGTATTTCCATCTGCTACAGCATTATCAATATTAAAAGTAATATCACCTGCTCCATCATTTATTAAAAGTTTAATTTCATAACAATTAACTACAGTATTCAATTCTGCAACCCCAGCATTAGTAGAAAGAGTTACATATCCAGTTACATTAGCCATATTCATATTCCTCCTTAAATTTATATTTGTATTTAATAATATTTAATTCAATTTTTCAATAATAGTAATTAAACTCCTATAGCAATCCATGCAACATTGGCAAATGTGGATGTAGCTGCTATAGGAGTTACATCATTTGCAGCAGTTGGTTTCCATGATTTAATTCTAATACTACCTGCTGATGGTGCTCCAGCTTGATCTCCCACCGTTACAGAAGAATACATGTGTGTCATAGATGGATCTCCAACTAATGATACTACTGCACCAACAATTGTAGTTAATCCAGTTGCTATATCTTTACTGGCAGCATCTATAGTTGCTGTTCCTCTTGCAATCTTATATCCTGATGCAACACCTTGTACTAATAAATTAATTTTAGCAGTTGTAACTGTAATTCCATCAAGTACACCTAATTCACCTTGAGAAATATTACTAAATTTAAAATCGCTCATATTTCAATCTCCTTTCTTTGATATATTTATATAAAAATTAACCACCAGACTTATAAAAATTAGAATACAAATATCCATCATACAAATAATCATTAACTTTTAATTTTAATTCTCTGTCATATTGTGTTTTTAATTTACTCAATACTTGAAGTTTATCGGAAGGACTAAATAATTTAAAATCTTTATCTGAAAGATTTAATTTTAATAAATTACCATTATTTATTATTTCATCAAACCAAACTTTTCTCATATAATCAGCAATTATCCATTGTTCTTCTTCTTTTAAATTGTTTGTAAATAATTCTGAAGTATCATCTCTGATTAAAGATTGTTTACATTTTTTAAATAATGTCACAGCTTTAGATAAAGTTAATTTATTTTCAATAAGCATATCTTCTTCATCCAAAGATGTTAAATCAAAATCATCAATTTCGTGCATAAATTTTTGAAAAATTAGGTCGTAAGAGGTTGACACTATATATCAAACCTCCTTTATCATTTAGTTTTATTTTTATCTTGATTTTCTTTGTTAGCTTTTTCATCTTCTTTTATAAGACTAATTTTAACTTTAGTTTCATCTTCAATGGTATCAATTACAGAACCTTTTAAATTGCTATATTCACTAATTGCTAATTCAGCTAATAATTCTTTATTACCATCTGGAAGTTTTAAAATTTCTTCTTTTAATTCTTCTGCTTCTAAATTTGCTAACATACGTTTTAATTCAGAATGTAATTTTATATCCTCATGTTTTAAATTTAAAATTCCTAATGAATCAAATACTTTTTTATCTGGAACATAAATATCTCCAGTTTGAATTAAATCACTAGTGTATGCCATGTTTTCTAATTCTACATAAGGTAATGAAGCTGGGGCAGCAATTTTCATTAAATTAATAGGTCTGCCATTTAATTGAATCCAATGAATTCTAGAATTGGAGTTGTTAATAATTCTAACTTTTACATCTGGATCGATTGTATAATTAATATTATCTAATTTAATATCTTTTCTTGCCATAAAATAATCATCCTTTATTTTAATTTTGTTATCTATTCTAATTAATATTAAATATATAAATAATTAAAGGAGTGATTATTATTTCACTCCTTTAATACATTTATATTATTATTTAATTTAATAAATATATTATTATTCTTAGAGCGATGTATTACGAAACATACAGTAAAAATTACTATAAACAATGGTTAAACCGAATTTTTTATAGGATTTGAACTCTATACTGTCATCAGAATTCTCTGTTTCTTTCACAATAGTATCACCTTCAAATGCAACTTTAACAATCTTACTTTCATTAGTTGCAACAATAATAGCATATTGATCACTTAATACCTTAGTAGTATTGCCATCATCAGCAAAAGCATTGGGTAATACAACAACACTTGCACCTCTAAATTTACCAATTCTACCAAATTCTCTACGTTCAGTTTTATCCATATCGCTAATAAAACCAGGAGTCTCTTCAATAGTACCTGCAAAAGTAGGAGTACAGAAAATAACTACATTATCACCATAAGATTGTACATTAGTAATCAATTGACCCATTTGACTAGGAATAAAAGCATTAGCTTGTACTTTCATATTAGCTGATAAACCAGTAAACGAAGCAATTAAAGTAGATTGAATTTGAATATTAATTTTTTCCATAATACCATCTACAATAGCATTAATTAAATCAGTCCAGTCTATGTGGCCGTCTAAAAATTGCTCGAATTCCACATATACGGCCCCGCCATATGCTTCCATAGTCATATTAATGTAATCAACATCTAATCTAGTTCTTTCAATTACACCACCAAGACCAACTTTGGTAATGAAGTTAAGTAAACCTCTTTTACCTTTCTTAGTTTTAAATTTAGGTTTTTGTCCCTGATCTAAAATTTGATACTCAACAAAACCACCATAAGCATCATCAACTCTTTTTGGTAGAATTTCATCAACATTTTCTTCGATTAATTCAAAAATTTCATTTTTGTTATTTCTGAAACTCTTATATCTATTTTTACCATCAGGCACTAATTCTTTAAAAGCATTTCTTAATGCTTCATTTCTTTCAGCAGAAGTATATGTAACACCATCAACTACTGAATCTTCTCTATTATATGTAGCTTTTGCTAATTCAAAGTATTTTCTTTCCATATTAACTATTCCTCCTTTAAAATTTATATTTGTATTTTATATTATTAAGATTTTGTACAGGTAAACATTAATCCAAGTTCGCCAGCAGGTAAAGTTACAACTCTAGTTGCTTGTAATTCAATTACAGCATTTGCATCTTGAACAGCAACCAAACCAATTTGTCCAGTACTAGTTGCATAGCCATATACAGGAGTACCAGCAGTAATAGTAGCAACAATAGCAGCATAATCTGCATAAGTACCATCATCATACTTAAAGTTATTAGTATCAAACATATCACCAATTTTTAAACGATAAATTCTAGGCAAGAATTCATTTAAATTTAACCTAAAATTACCAAGAGACATATCACTTTCATCATACATTTTTTCTACACATGCTACTAAACCAACTCTTACAGTATTATTAGCAGGTAAACCAAGAGTTTTAGTATAATGTTCTTCTTCTAAAAGGAAACCATTTTGACAAGCAGTAGCAGCAAAATCAGTTGCATTCAAAGCATACTGAATGTTGTGTTCACCTGTTTTAACCCCTGCTACTTTTCTTAAATTAACAATACCATATCTTCCTGTTGCTACGTTATTAACATTAGCCATAAGTTAATTCCTCCTTAAATTTAATTTATTTTTTATATTACTTAGGTATTAATGAAGTCCAATCTTCTTTTTTCTTAATAGAAAAATTAAAAATTGGAATCTCTGTTTCAGTTTTCTTTTTAGTTTTAGAAAATTTTGTAGATAATTCTTTAGAAGCATACATAAGTTTAAATTCTTTCTCCATATCTTCAATAGAAATTTCTTTATCTTGAATAGATTGAATTTCTTCAACAGATAATACTTTTGAGAAATTTTCAATTAATTCTGCTTTAAGTTGTTTTTGCTGAGATTCAAATGCTTCTAATTGTTGCTTTGTAATTTCAGATTTGAATTCCAATAGGGAAGTATTAGATTGAGTAAGAGTTTCGTTAGAATTAATAAGTGTTTCATTTTCTGATTTTAAAGCAGAATATTTATTTTTATAATCTTCTAATTCAGGTTTAATTATTTCATATTCAGACTGAAGTTTAGAATAATTACTTCTCATTGCATCTAAAGCATCTTTTTCTTCTTTGGTAAGTCTTTCTTGAAATAATTCAATTCTTTCACCTTCAAAAGATACATTGTCTCCATCTTTTTTATATTCTTGACGATAAATTTTTGTGCCTTCCCAATTTTCATATTCAAATCTGCCATCATATACTTGGTCAATAAAATACCATTCATTATCTTCTGATTCTACAGGAGACAATAATTTATATAATGCATATCTAATTTCAGAATGAGAAAGTTCAAATGTTTTAATGAATTTTTCTGGTTCTGAAATTTCTTCTTCTATTACAGTTTCTTCAATAATTTCTTCAATATTTTCAGTATTGAATTCATTCAATTTAATTTCTAAATCTTCAAAACTCATACCTTCAATATCAAATGGTACATTATCAACTGTAAAATTGAATTTTTCTAGTAATTCTTTGATATTTTCGTCCAAAACTTTACCTCCTTCTTCTATGGGATTATTTATATTATTATATTGTGTAAGAGTGTCTTTTAACTCTTCCATCATAATAATAAACTTTTCTTTGAAATTGCCTTCTGAAAACATACCAGTAGTTGCTAATGCATTTTCCATACCAGTACCAAAATCTTTATTTAAAAAAGTAATTCCTTGATACCTATAATCTGTGATATTATAAACTTTATCTTTAGCATTATAAGAATATGAATCAATCAATATTTCCATTGATAATTTAATTTCATTATCTCTTTCTATAATATCTTGTGCATAATTTGAATACTCCTTCCAAATATATGCATCACAAAATACATAATTTTTATCATTGAATTTTTCAATAGTATGATTACAATTTTCAGGTACTAATCCTATGGGAGTTTCTTTGTAAATTAATTTATATTCTCCTTCGTTTGTCTTACTTTCTTCTATTACCATATCATGACCACCAAACTGAGGTTGATCATTTTCATCAAATATTACATTGGCAAGAATTGGGATATTTTTAATAGAGTCTTTTGTTTTCTCCATATTTTCTACATTAAATTCGCTTCGATTTGGATTTATCTGGTCATGGCAGACTCTAAGCCTCATTTTGATGAATTTATCAGAATCAAAACTATTGTCAATTTCATATGAAGTAGCAAGAGATAAATGTTGTAATTCTTTTGCTGTATTCAATATTTTTCACCACCTTTCTAAAAAATCATTTTATTACTAAAAATAAATTGTTTTTTATCTATTTGTTTAAAATTAAACAATAGAGTAGGAGAGTTTTCAAAAATAAAAAAACCATTAGTTTCAGCTAATAGTTTAAAACCATTTTGAAACAATTTATTTTTTAGTTCTTCTGAAAAACAATGAATAAATTTCAAATAGCAAATGCCTCCTTTAAATCAATATTAAAATTAGACATAAAAAAAGATATTAGTTTATTTCTAATACCTTCAAAATTATTCTTTAAATCTGTAGGATAGAGGTCTATAAAGTAATAACCATCTAAACTGTTAAAATAATTAATTTTATCAATAGTCTTTTCCTTATATTTTTGAAACATTAAATATTTTGATTCATTTTTATACATACCAAAATATTCTAGAATAATAATAATGTCGTTATAATATATAAAAAAATCTGGTTTATATCTTCCACTTTTATTATTAAATAATATCTTATCATTTTTTATTATATTATAATAATTTTTTAAAAATTTATATAATAATATTTCTTCTTTACTATCAAATCTAATATTATCAATATAATTAATATTCTCAATTTTTATATTTTTATAAATCAAATATTCTTTTATAATTCCAATTCCACGATAATATATCATGCTTTTATGAAAATATTTATAAATAGTTTTTAAATCAAATAATAAAATTTCAGATGGATCATTAATTACTTTATCATTAATTGCTGAATTAATACCATTACTTATCATATCAAAACAATTATAATCTTTATTCCAAAATCCTTCTCTTACCTGCAAAGTATTAAAATTATATTCCTTAAGTTTCATCTCAGGAAAGCATCTAGAAATAAAATCAAAACAAGAATGCCATTTTTTCTTTATTCTACTATATAATTTTGCATCTTTAAGTAATTTTGAAAAGAAAATATTATATATAAATTCCTTTGTTATTTTAATATTATTTATTCTTAAATAATACTTAAAGAGTAATATATCGTATTCTAAAATATAATCTGTTTTGAATTTTTTAATTTCATTATTTAATAATCTTTTATAATCTATAAATACTTGATTTAAATTATGATATTCCGTCCTATTAATTTTCTTGCATTTTAAATTAAGATTATTTAATTTTACCCATATCTGTTGTCTAGTTCTTTTTAAAATATATGATAATTCAAATACATCATTATATTTATATTTTTCTTTTAAAATTTGTATCTCTTCATCAGTCCAAATAATTTTGTCCAATATTATCATCCTCCAATTTAAATTATTTTAAATTAAAAAAGAACTGGCAATTAAACCAGTCCTTGTTTACGTTTTGTAAGATATTCACATAATGTTTCAGTCCTTAAAAATACCCAACAATATTTATTTGTGTTTTCATTTAATGTTCTAGCAATATATCTTTCACCTATATTTAATAATTCTTTCTTAAGTCTATTACTGTAACAATAAAAAGGTTTCAAAATTAAAAACACTTCCTTTAAATTATATTTACCTTTTATTTGTTTCTCCATCTCTTGCTTTAATGCCTCCATCAGTTAAATCTCCATCTGCAACTGACGGACGGCCTCCTTCGTCATCTTGACTACCAGAATTTTGATTCATACTAATAGGAGCAACCCATAATCCTTTTGATTTAATTAAATTTTCAAATTCTAAAGTAGCATTGTAATCATTAGTATTGTGACCATTGATGCTAGTAAGTATATTTAATGATCCTCCAATAGAAGTTAATTTATATTCTCTGTCAAAAAATTCTTGCTGATTATACCAAGTTGTTTTCCAAATATTAAGTTTAAATGTATATTTTTTGCGTAAGTTTACATTGCTAATTCTATAATTAAACCAACTCTGTATTTTATCTAACATGCTAAAAACTATTGATTGGATATAAATTAAATTCTGTGCTATACCAACAGATGAATTTGTACTTGAACCTCCGAGTAATAAAGGATTTGCTCCTGCTTGCATATATGCCATCGATTTAGCAAATTCAGCTAAATTAGTTTTTTCATTTTGTATGCTTCTAAATGGAATTTCACGTAGAGGATATGGTGATCCAGTTATAGTAACTTTATCAGAAACCCCAGAAGCTACAACATTTACCCATTGAGACACAATATCTGGTTCTACTAATGGAATTCCTGTTTCTTTATCGTGTGGAAATTCAATATTAATGAGTTTTATTGAATCGTCCCTTGAACTCTCAATCTCCTCATCAATTAAATCATTTAACAAATATAACTCAGTAAATAATTGACTATATAATGGCAAGAAGAAAGTATCATTGTCTCCACCTAATTTAATACAACATACTTTATCACTAGATAGAGGTTGCCACTCTGGATACCTTAATCTATCTGAATTAGTTTTATACTTATTATACAAAACCTTAAATTCATCAGGATATATTTCTTCCCATACGAATTCAGAAAGTTCACTATCCCTTAATAATTCTTCAAAATATTTAAAGTTAAATTCTACAGTAAATTGTCCTGATTTTATTGAACGTAATCTAACATATTTTATTGGCAAATCCCATAAATAAGGGAAATTACCATCATTCTTTTCAAATCCACAGTAAGCACCATATCTAACTAAACTTTCTATAATTCTACGTCCTGTTTTTTTTATATCTATACTATCAATATATTTTCTAACAGTAGAAAACTCATTATTAAAATTCTTTAGAAGTTTATTTATTATCTCTTGTGATTCTTCTTCAGATAATTCTTTTGATGTTTGATTAGCAATTTCTTCTTTTAATTTTTGCATTGTAGAAAAATCAGGTTGAAGATAATTATCTAATGTAGCCATATTTGTAGTTAAATTAACTAATACTTTATACATTCCTTCAGGTGCATATAAATTATCTGATAAATCAAGTATCTCATTTTGATATTTTTGTGGATTGCCTAACCATAATTTTATTTTATCAAT